CTTTAGCTAAATCTCTAGCCCACTTGTACAACTTACCTAGTCGAATGTGTTCTCCTTCATCGTTATGAAAGCCGCCTACTTTATCTAACTGGTCAAAGACAATCATACCGGGGTTAACATCTTGAAACAAACTTGTAAGACTTTTAACATGATTTACTTTGCCATCAGTTATTAGTAACTTACGTTCATTCCTATGTTTGTCATATTCTTTCATAGCATTTTTGCTATCAGACATTACTTCTTCTGTTGTAAGATTCAAAGAACTTTGCACAACTCTAAAAAACACTTGCTCACTACGTTCTTCGTTATTGACCCAGATAATAGGACGATCAACAGGCATTTGAGGAAGAATATAACTAACCTCACTAGCAAGCAAAGTAGTCTTACCACATTCAACACGAGCAGCAAGCAATACAAAGTCACCATCACGCAAAGGGCCAAGACTTTCATTAAAGAACATCATACGCCATTCATACCCTGTAGTAGAAATACGTTCACACACAGCTTCTACATCAGGAGTTACAAACATACTTTCAACATCAACAAACCTACCCAAGTCACGCAAACCTTTAGTAGACAAGTCATGTACATGTTCTAAGTCACTAGTACCTGCTAGAACTTGAGAACATTCTTCCATTACTTGTGCAACATAGTCTTTCTCAATTAAAGATTTAACAACTTCATCGTAAGCAATACTAGGAGCATACGTTGCCATTTTAGTAAGAATTGCTTTAATTACAGAAGCAGTTTTACCTATACGAGCAGCATGCTTACTAAACAAAAAACTATCAAAAGCTTCCCAATTTACTGCTGTAGAAAAGCTTTTGTAATAATCTCCCATCACATCTAAAATAAGTTTTGTTTCTGGTTGAATACAATGGTCTTTTATGTAACTACGATATTTTTTGTAATTACTTTCACTTTCAGCGCAAATAAATAATACATCATAATCCATGAAATTTCCTCAAGAAAAATACTATTGTTTCTTCAGATACTTTTTTAGGTTCGTCTACTTCAGAAACCCATTTAGTCACGATACCTAGAAAAGATAATCTATCTATAATACGACTAGCAGCGGATATTCCAGCTTTATCGTTGTCTAGCCAAACTATTGCATTGTGTTTGTTTTCACGTAAAATAGTTTCATCTATATAACTTAATTTTGTTCCCAATAATGCAAGAGTTTTAATTCGTATATTTATCTTACTTGCAACATCATGCAATTTATACGAAGATAAAATATCTTCTGTTATAAACACATTAGGTACAAGCACAGTAGACGAAAAATTACTGTTACCTCCCCAACAACCACCAAATCTTGTTTTATGCTCATCTGATATAGTAGTAACATATTTTGGAGAAGAATCTATATTACGTATTTGGTAACCCACAAGTTCTTTATTATAATTTACTATGGGCAATACTAATCTTCCAGTGTGGTCGTAATTAAAACTAGGAAAATTAAAATTATATTTAGTAAGCCATTTAGCTGTTCCATCATTCGGATTATTTCTACCATCCTGTATAACATCTGAATAACACGTTCTAATGTCTTCAGATGTTTTTGTAGGTAACTCTGTACTATCAGAAACTAACCATTTTGCAAGATCTTTTCCTGATTTATCTTTTGAAGGAAAAAATCCTCCCAAAGAACAATGGTGGCAGTAAGCAAGAATACCTCCATGCACTCTTTTAATATATAATCTTTGTTTAGTATCAACTCCAGCAGTACACCTACTGTGATTTACTTTTATTTGTTCTCCTAAATTTGGAGTTCTAAACATTGATATATCATTAGCAGTTAATTTTTTCATTTATACACCAATAACTTTCTTAACTAATTCTTTTGCAATGCGTTGATTGCTATCATTAAGTTTATTATAATATTGCAATTGCAAAGCATTAGACATAGACAAACCAAGATCCATTTTACGGCAAACACCAATTAAAGTACGGGGACTCATAGTGATGTTTAACTGTCCAGTTTTGTAAGCTTGTCGAATCAATGTTGCAATTTTAATTAAATCTGTAGCAATTTTCTTTGTAACTTTAGTTTTATTTGTAATGATTTCTTGTTCATGTTCTGGAGACAAATAATCAAGTTTTACAACGGTTCCAAACCGATCTAGAGTAGCAGTGTTTTGTACATTAGTACCTGCATGATGACCAGTCTCATCACCAGTGCCTTGGGTATTACCCATACACACAATGCGGAAGTTTGCATGAGGAATAATGTATTTATCACTGGCTTTACCCGGCATTTCTTTTAGAAACAACCTAGCATTTTCTTCCAAAAGCCATTGCATGCCCATGCTAATTTCTGGAGGAGTTAGTTCCCACTCATCCCATGCCAACACAGCACCATGTTTCACTGCTTCGGTAACACTGCCATCTTGCCAAACAGTGCTGCCATCCTTTGCAGTAAGTTGACCAAACAACATGCTGCTATCCATGTCACCAGTTGCATTAATACGCAAAAACGGACGACCTGTACGAGCACACAACTCTTTGACCAAAGAGCTTTTACCACTACCAGTGGGGCCAAAAATCAAAGTTTTGTCATTGGTTTCCCATGACAACAAGATTTGCAAAGACTCTTCTACAGGCAACTTGTAAGTCAAATCAGGGTCAGGAACTAAGAATTCAAGTTCTGGAGCAATGTCTCCGTCAGAAAATTTAGTTACGTAAAAATCAGGAATTGTTGATTTTGAAATGTTAAGCAACTCATACGCACCATCTGCAAGTTTACTCACTGGCATTGGTGTTGGTTCAATACTAGTAACAGGATCTTTTGAAGTAAGATCTGCTTCTATTTGTTTTCTACTTTCAAGCTTGAGTTTGATTGCGTCACGAACCAAAAGTTCCATAGATTTAACGGGAGCAATGGTAGTCATATTAGATCCTATTAGTTAAAAGTTTATGTTCAATTACTTGCAAAAGTTTATTGCTAATTTCAGAGCTATCTTGGATGGTACATTGATGCGTGTACAATTCTTTTACACTTTCATCTTCAATACCAATACCATAAATATCTACAATGTTTTCTTTTTCTATTTCACTAATAACTTGTTTAGTAAACCTATAAATACCTTCTTGAGAACGACTTGCAGCAGGAGCACCATCAGAAAATACAATAAGAATTTTCTTTTTCTCCTTACGTTGTTTTAACCTATCATACGACCATAAAATAGATTCACCATCAGCATTGCCTCTCATATACGCTTGAGATACACGCAAACTTTCAGCCAAATCTATTTCAGAACGAGGCGTATCAAATTCTTTATGAATACACATTAAAATAGGATCGCCTTCTTGAACATAATCTGTATAACCAACAATTTCTAAAGGAACATGTAAAGCTTTTCCAATAGCTTCATTTAAAAGCAAAACTGATTTTGAAGCATTGAAATATCTAGTACCATTCATACTACCTGAAGTATCTACCAACAAAGATACAGCAGCATTAAGAACTTCACTTACATATTTTTGTTTAAAAATTCTTTCATTAAATCCCGGTGCATCTTTCATGCAAATACGGGAAATACGAGAACTATCTAATTTACCTTTCTTAACTCCATATTCAAATTTATTACGACTTCTAATTTGAATAAGTCTTCGTACTTGGTTACTAAATCCTTGTTCAGCTTTTGCACTATCTAAAAGCTTACCTAGTAAAGACTCATCTATTTCAGGACAACCCTCTTTAAAAATATTTTTTATTTGTACATTAGGATTAATAGACCAACTTCCAAAACTTAAATCAGATTTAGCTAAACCACTAGGCTTTCCTTCTTCACGAGAAGTATTCTTTTTAATATATTCAGCTTCATGTATAGATTCTAATGCTTCTGATAATTGTTCTAAAAGTTTATTTAATTCTTTTTGTTCTTCTTCATTTAATTCCTCTTCAATTTTAAATTCTTCTAAAATCTTTTTAGCCAAAGTATAAGTTGCTTTAGAACCTTCATATTTGTCTAAAATAGTTGTGCAATGAGCTAACTCTTCAGAATATTTGCCAAGTTTATCAAGCATATCTTTGTTATACTTAATGTCATTTACTGACTCA